CCAGTAATTGATATATTTGATTCTGCAGTTGAAACCTTAACTAATAGATTTAAATCACACCCACATATAGAGTGGAAAAAAGAAAAATATGACTTTTTAAGTAACTAATAATCAATTAGTTATATCATATTCCGAAAAATATTTTAATTTTTTTTCGTATTTCCGAAATTATTATTACATTTGTATCGAAACAATTTAAACTTACAAACGTATGAAGTATTTTTCAGTATGTAGTGGTATGGAGGCGGCGACTGTCGCTTGGGAGCCACTTGGTTGGGAATGTGCGGGTCTATGTGACTTTGCAAGTTTCCCACAGAAAGTCCTTAAACATCATTACCCTGATGTTCCTTTTTATACAAATATGTTAAACTTACTAGACGATGAAAAATTCAAAAAAACAGATTTCGACGTGTTCGTCGGAGGCACACCGTGCCAAGCTTGGTCAAATTCAGGACTCAGAAAAGGAATGGATGACTTACGTGCTCAACTCGCCATTAAATATGGAGGAATTCTTGAGTCAAAATCTCCCAAGTACAACGTATGGGAAAACGTCGACGGTGTTTTTGATAAAGAACACAAAGAAGGGTTGTGTGACATCATCTCCTCTTTCACAGGTGTCGATTTTAGACCGGACAACATCAACAGAGGGGGAGGTATTGTTCAAGGTACCAAACGGTCAATCGCTTATAGGGTTTTCGACTCCCAATATTTTGGAGTACCCCAACGACGCAAAAGAGTCTACATTGTTGGATATCGTGGAACCGACTGGAGAGTCCCTGCGGCAATATTATTTGACGAAGGATGTTTTAAGAAATTTAAAAAAGAGACTCTTAAAGAGAGGGATGACCGTACCAAAAGTCTTCTCGGACAAATTAGAATCGCAGGTACGATAACTAAATCATATTCTCAAACATTAACCGATGGGTTTGGTAAGGATTCAACATCAAACTATTGGGTTGATGAGGGAGGTATCCGAGAATTTACCGAGAAAGAATTACTTAGACTTCAGGGGTTCCCTGATGATTATCTTGACTTTGAAATTGACGGTAAAAAACCATCATATTCAAATGTTAAAGGTATTATTGGTAACTCAATGACAGTAAATGTAATGAGATGGATTGGTCAAAGGATACAAATTGTTGATGATATTTTGAAATCTCAAGAAAAAATAGTATATTAAAGTTATGCAAGAGAAAGAATCAAAAACAAACAGCCATTTTTGGATTAGTATTGTAAAATCAATTTTACGAATTGTGGCGTGTCTTTTTTTATTTAACGAGCAATTCGGAAACACGGCAATATTTTTAGGTGTTGCTGAGGTATTAGGAATTGCGGAAGAAATATTTTAATATGAATTATTATTTAATACAATCATTTGTAAAAAAACAAAAAGATGAACGTAAAAACAAGACCAACGAACAACTTAGACACGATAGTGTTCGAGGAGTTGAATTTCCAAATACACCCAATGGGGATAGGAAAACAATGTATAGTACAATTTTCAAATGGTTACGGGGCTAGTATTGTTCAAGGTGAACATACATATGGAGGATCTAAAGGGTTATATGAATTAGCTGTCTTTGGTAAAGATGGTCAGATAACTTACGACACACCAATTACAGACGATGTACTTGGTTATCTATCTGAACAAGAGGTGGAGAAAATATTAACAGACATTAAAAAATTAGACAAATGAAAATTTTAACACAGCTTAGATTTTATGTGGTAGTTGCTACATTATCTTTTACAGGTTTATTGGTTAACTATTTTAATAAATTAGAAGAGTTGAGAAAAACAAAAGAAGAATTAGTTAAGTGTCAAACAGACAATGGTTATATTCCTGGTGGTGATATTGAAAAGGTACAAATCATTAATGAACGAGATAGTTTACGAGATGAATTATTTATTAGATTTACTGAGGTTAGTCGTTATGAGATTGCACTTGAAATGTTCAAAGAACAAAACAAAAAAGGTGCTAACGAATTTGAACTAATATTAACAACACAAACAGAGTAATATGGGAACCGATTTTCACATTGGAAATGGAAATTATATAAATTTACAAACAAGTAGTTTAGTTAAATTACAAGAACATTTTATAGTATATACTGAAGATGGTCCTGTAACATTAAACGTTGAAGTTATTGCCGATTTTTCCACGGTAGATAAAAAGTACCACGAAATATTTTTCAATGTAATATCTTCCAAGTATTTAAATAAGGTAGCATTTGGAGATAATCCATTCTCAGAATGTAAACCAATTGTCAAACGTAAATGGTGGCAATTTTGGAAATCAAAATATGTTGAATCATTAAAATAAATCAATATGATGAAGTTTGGAATTTTATTAGTTTTAGTAGGTTTATGGATGGCATTTGAAATATACCGAGCACCTATGATGGATGAAAACGGTAGAATAATTAAACCAGGTAAAAAACTCAGTGACTTATGGCGAAAGCGACAATAGAGTACAACTTAAGTGATCCTGACGATGTTATGGCACATAAAAGAGCAATTAAATCTTTAGATATGGCGATGGCGTTATGGGATATTGTACATAACACTAAAAAAGGTTTAGAATGGTCAATGGAAGGTAAAGAAATTGACAAGTATGATGCTTTGGAATTGGTATATGAAAAGATACACGAAATCTTAAATGATCATAACATTATAACAGATGAACTGATTGACTGATATTTATCATATAAACAAATACTATGGCATACGGAGATAAGGTAATAGATCATTTCAATAACCCACGAAACGTAGGTACTTTGGATAAAAGTAAATCTAATGTAGGTACGGGATTAGTGGGTGCACCAGAATGTGGTGATGTAATGAGATTACAAATTGAAGTTAACGATAACATCATAACCGACGCTAAGTTCAAAACCTTCGGATGTGGATCGGCAATCGCAGCATCCTCTTTAGCAACCGAATGGTTGAAAGGAATGTCAATAGATGATGCAATTAAAATGGATAATATGGAATTGGTGGAGGAACTATCATTACCTCCAGTTAAGATACATTGTTCGGTATTAGCGGAAGATGCTATCAAAGAAGCGATAAACGATTACCGAAAGAAAAATGGTATGGATATATTAATTAATTAAAACTATGATAGAATTCTTCAAGAAAAATCAAGACAACATAACTAAGGGAAGTGCAATCGCATTACTATTAATATGTTTCTTTCAACAACGAGAACTTGCAAAATTACGAAAGGAAACCCAAGTGATAAAAGAAATAAAGGTTGATATTAAAACAACCGATTCTTTATTAAATAAGACTGGTTTAAAGTGATTACAATAAGTGAGTTAGCATTAGAACACGTGATAGAACTTATGGTGGGTGATGGTATAAATCCAGACACTCACCATCTTCGTGTTGGGGTAAAGGGTGGAGGATGTTCAGGTCTTTCATATACAATGGACTTTGATGACAACATACACGAATCGGACGACGTGTTCGAGGCGGGCGGTGGAGTTAAATTAGTGGTAGATAAGAAATCAGTTCTTTATCTATATGGTACCGAGCTACAATACTCATCTGGTTTAAACGGTAAAGGATTTAGTTGGTCCAATCCTAATGCATCCCGCACCTGTGGATGTGGAGAATCTTTTTCTTTGTAATTTTTTATTCTCAATTTTATTTTGTATATTTTTATTAAACAATAAAACAAAATATTATGCCAGAATTTACAACTGAAATAGACATCGACCCAAGTGAGTTTGTCGAATCTTGTAGCAACACAGAATTGAAAAGGTTAGTTGAAATCTTAGAAGAAGATGGATACATCCAACCTTCGGAAGAAACAACAAGTAAAAACCATGGTGTTTGTCGACCTAATGTCAATGACCAAATATTTTGGGAGAACCTAGAACGTCTTGCAAAGTGTAGAGACTTATTATCATTAGAAGAGGAAAATTTCATTAATAATCTTGCAAACAAATTTAAACACTTACGTTAATGAAAGTGTTAGAATTATTTGCCGGTAGCCGTTCAGTAGGAAAGATTGCCGAGGAATTAGGAATGGAAGTGTTCTCATCCGATTTAATTGAATTTGAAGGTATTCATTATCCAATTAGTATATTAGATTTTGATGTGAATAAAGTTCCCTTTCAACCCGATGTAATTTGGGCATCACAACCGTGT